AACAAAGTCTTAACCTTGAAATTACCTACAAAGTCCAAAGGCAAATCTTTTGTACTCAATGCGCTTGCCAACAATGTTCTCCAATTATTGATAACACCTTTGGGGTCAAAAGACAATGTTAATTTAACTCTTGACTTTCCGTTTGGCTCAATCGTGGTTTCGTTGGGTTCGGTTATTGAACCGATTTGTGCGTTGGATGAGAATACTTTAATACTCAAATCTTTGATGACCGCTTTGAAATTGCTCTTGTTGATGAAAGTAAGGTACACCACCCCTTGTGCTTGAGGGGTGATTTGAGTCAATACAAATCCATCTACGGAATAATCCCATTGGTTCGCAAGTAATACGTTGCGATAAATATATCGCGCTAGGGCGACACCCGCGAGGGTTGCACCCGTTACGAGTAATACTTTATTGGCTTTCATTATTCGGTGATTAAATTATATGCAAGATAGGTTAAACCAACCACGATGAAATAGTAGGTAAATGAATTGGGGATACCCAATACTACGGGGGCTTGTGAGTTTAAACGCTCACTACGCATCCGCATTTCGTCGATTGATGACAATGCTTCGGGTTGAAAGGTTTCTTGAAACTTCATTCCAAAACTTTTTGCTTTCGCAACGTCTTGGTTGAATTTGTCTTGGTCAACACCCGTTCCCTTAAAAAATGATTCAAATTCGTCTACCATTAGTTTTTCTTTTTAAATACCATGTACAACCCAACCACTACAACAAGCCCTACAACGCCATAAACAAGCATTTTAGAACTTCCCGTACCTTTTGCTACGTTACCCGCCAATGCGTCAATTTGCGCTTGTATAGAGGCTTTTTCTTCGGGTGTTTTTGCAAGAACGAGTTGGTTATTCAAGTCTTTCATTTTAGCAAGTCTATCCGCTTCGGCTTTTGCATCCGCTTCGGCTTGAGCCTTTGCTTTTGCATCCGCTTCCGCTTTTGCTTTTGCTTTTGCTCTTGCTTCCAATATTCCCTTGACAACTTCAATCCTTGGAGTAGTTTGACTTACCAAATTATCGTAAATCCACAACTTCTTATTTTGACCCCCTCTATCTTGAGCAACTTGAGCATTGCCTAACGCTTGAAGCCGTGTAACATTGTATCCGTTTCGTGCATCGAGAATGTTCTTTTGAATTGATTTGTATTCGGCAAGTTTGGTTTCTAAATAACCCAAATCTTCACTTGTAAAAATCTTATCCGAACGCAAAATGCTTTCATAATCGCTTTTGAGTCCTTTGTAAGTATCCCTATCAATTTTTGCGTTTCCGCCTTGACCATCCGCACTCAAAAAGTCATCGCCCGCTTCGAGCATCAACAAGTTGTCCTTGGAAGCGACACCACTAAAGTTGTCCCATTCCGTGTTTGTCCATGATAATCTCATTTCTTGAACTTTTTATACATTAAGAACCCAACCAATCCAACAACCAACACGCCACCAATGACAAGAGCGTAAGTTCCCGTTTTGCTAGAGTCGTTTGAACCCGTTACGGATTGTAACAATTTGTCAAATTCGCTATTTTCCTTTTCGGTCTTTGCCAATTCGCAACCCGCACCATCATAAGCCGTCTTGAAAAAGTCCAAACGCTTCTTATAAAGGTTTAAGTATTCTTGCTTCACACGCTTATCCCCACCTTTGTAAGAACTCATGTTCTTTTCTTCGGTAGCAATTGTGCGCTCAAGAGCGGATATTTTGGACTCCAACACCTTGCAATCCTTTTTGTCGGCATCGGTTAACGGCCACCACTTCTCTACGTCGCCTTCACGGCCCGTAGCATAAGAGTAGTCTACATCGTTAAACCCATATTCCGCGTTTTTTGCAAACGCATAATCATCCGTCTTTGGCGTTTCATCACCCGTGAATCCGAATGACATATCGTCGTTTTGGTAAAATACATCAATTTCCATTTTGTTCTTATTTAATAATCCAATCGTTAGGGTTTGCCAATAATGTTTCTCCGTTGCTATTCTTAAATATCACATAGTAAGGTGCAAGAAACCCAACGGCTTGTTGTAATACCCCAAGGTCGGCTCTTTTGAATTTGTTATTTGGCCCATAAGTATAACTCTTGTTTGCGGATACATATTTATTTGTGGTTTTATCCAAATTAACCTTAATTAGTTTTGTTGTTTTTACCGCACTCAAAACTCCCGTAGGTGTTCTTGACCAAGCCGAAACCATATCCGCTGCCCTTTGCCTTGTAGCCGTGTTTTGTGGCAACGCCTTGCTTGCCTTGTTCCTTGCAACAATCGTATTAATGATTTTTTGCAAGTCGGCTATGCTTGTTGTTTGAGAAAGAGTAATCCCCAATCCCAAATTTAAAGCATTGTATCTTGCAATGGTATTTTTACCAATAATGTGGTCAATATCATCACCTACAAATCCCAACAATGATTGTAACTCTTCTTGTTTAGTTTGTAATGGCGTTAAGCCCTCTTTTTGAGGTATGGTTGGTTCTTCGGGTGTTGGGGTTTCTTCATCACCACTACCACTACCATCACCGCCCTTGCTATTTTGAACAAGTTTAACGATGATATAAGTTGCAACTAATGCACCACCAAAAATGAGTGCATATTTCATATTTTTATCAATTTTCATTTTCATGATTTTATATTGCTATTACAAAATAAGGATTTATTATTACATCGGACTCAAAACTACCGAATCCCAAAAAATTGCCCCCAACCTCTTTGTCGTAAACTATAATATATCCATCTTTTCTTACTCCTTTTACATTCTCTTTTGAATATAATTTACCTCTTCCAACATTATAAGTATTACCCAAAGAACCATCACTTTTCAAAACCTTAATCGTCGTTGGGTTAATAACATTCAAACCCACTTTCATGGCACTAATCTTTTGTTTTGCATTAGTAACTCTACCACTATCGTTTTGACGAAGTAGTTCTTCGGGCGTAGGTTCGGGATTTGGCTTTTCATCGGGCTTCTTTTTAGTAGCCAACAAAAAGATACCTCCCGCTATTGCGATACCAATGATGGGATATATGTATTTGTCTATCTTCATTTCTTGGCCTCCTTTATTTTACGAAATAGGGTTTCCATTTCCGCGTCTAACGCGCTATTCTTTTGAGTCGCGCCATATTGCGACTTATTGGCGTTACGTCTTACGATAACCGCTCCAATAACGCCTACAACGATACCCGCCGATACCCAAGTCAATATCAATTTAGTTTTGTCGCTCATCACTTTTGAATGTATTTGTAACCTCTATAACCTAAATATCCAACCGAACCTACGAGCGCAACCCACAATACTACTTTGAACATACTAGTCCCTTTACCGCCAAAGAAACTTGAAATACCTTCGGTAATACCCGAAATGGTATTTGATACATCTCCAATGGCCTCGAAGCCCGTACCACTCAAATCTAAAATTTGTGGGATAATTGGCAAACTCACATTTGCATAAGTATTCAACCCTTCTTTACGGGCATAGTCACGAAACTCGGTATTGAATGTACGACAATCCCAATGCGACGCAAACGCGCTTCCTTGGGCATACGCATACTCCCAAATATATTTGGCCCTCTCCGACCCAAAGTGTTGTTTCAAACGCTTGTGCCATTGAATCCAATCCGCACAATCCCATTTGGTGTCTACACCCCAATTGTCATAGTCGGGAACAATATTCCATGTATTTACCGCCATCGTTATTGTATTACCATATTCATTTTTTCAAAGTCGTTGATGAATTTATTTATTAATTCATAACGCGCTTTGTTTTGTTGTGTGGGCTTTTCTTTGAATGTTTCCAAGAACGCTTGGTACGCTTCAATCCTTGGATAACCCAATCCAAGATAAATTAACAACCCATTCAAGTCCGCTTCCATTTCATCGTCAATTCGTTCGTTAAGATAGAAATGGGAAAACTCGTGCAACAAAATCGCCATACGCATAGGAATAGTGAATTTGTCAAACGCGGTTTTCGATACTTGAATCATTCCACTCTTACGCCCGATGCGGGCGGGGGTGGTCAATACTTGCCCATTTTGACTAACTATGGTTTTAACGTAGTTAATGAAATAATTCCCGTCATCACTTTGATAAGTGGTGTTGGTGGCAAGTGTACCCGCATTGAAAGAAAACTTTTGAGCAAAGTCAACGAAATTGCGTATTTGCGCATTTCCGATGTCACTCAAATCAATTCGACGCTCTAAAGGGGCTTTGGTCACGGAATCAATAGAAAATGATTTCTCATCATCCTTTTTAATCCCACGGCCCAATCTTTCACTATATACCTCTATCACCGCGATTTCGGGTGTAAGGGGCATACGAATATGGAAAGTTTCCGTTCCGTTGATAGTTTTCCAACGCTCGGTGAATTTCCGTTCAAAGTTGGATGAATCATAAACGCTAATGTGAATCTTCTCCGCTTTTGGCGTAGATATTTTCACAATTAGTGTGAGCGGAGCGTAGTCGGTTGTTACTTTATACTTCATACCGCTTGTTTAACTTCTTCGGGAGTTGACTTAACATCCACACCCCCAACTTTGAGTTTATTTAATGCTCTTGTAATCGCATCATCCGTGCCTTTGTCGGCATCCAATGGTGCTTTAGTAGGATGTAGAGTACCCCTATTGGAATAGATAACTATTGCCACACCCGCAATTACGAGTAAGGTCGCTATGTCCTTCTTTTTAAGCATTTTTTTTGTATGTCTTGTAAATAAAATAAACACCAACCGCCACAACACCGATAATCAAAAGGTTCTTGCCGATAATGCTACCCGTTTGGAGTTTACCCGTTAAGGGGTTTCCTACGGGGGCTTGTGGGTCATCCCCACCATCCGCGTTATTGAACTCTTCTTGTGCTTGAATGTTTGGAATAAATTCACCTTTGGCTTTTTCTCTTTCCAACCAATCTTTAAATGGCAAATTAGAGCCACTCTCTTTCCATAGACGATTTGCGCTTATCATATTTTTATGGTCTATTAAATGAACGTACCAAATTCTCCAATCTCAAACGACCATTGTCGCCATCGAAAGGTTTGAATACCATACCGCCCGAAATTCCTTTGTTCAAGTCCGCTTGGCTAATTTGTACAACGCTACCCGTTTGTCGCGGTGTTGTACTACCACCTTGGCTTATGGGAACAATACCTCCCGTGTTGCTTACACCTCTTCCCGAATTGGTTACGCCCGTTCCCGAACTCATCGCTTTTGTAACGGGCATATATACTTTTTCCCTAGTGATTTGGTCGGCGGTATAACTACGACCTTGATTGGGATTTACAACGGGTGCAATTGGAGGCAATGGGCCGATTGGGCCAATAGGCCCCATGGGTACACCCCCACCACCACCACCGCCTTGAGGTTCTTCTTGTGGCGTAGTTGGTTTTTTAGCATATCGGTTATACAAGAAAATTGCCCCTACGGCAACCGCTCCATAAACCAACAAATTTTTATTATTCATCTTGTTCAAAAATAAGGTTTTTTAATTAAAAATTAGGATGAGCCGAAACCCACCCTAATTCAAGGCTTTTCGGTTTAATTAAGCGTCCGTTTTGGGCTTCTTAAACACGAAGTAAAGTACACCAGCAACTACGGCAAGAGTCAATACAGTTTTGGTTGTTTTGTTCATAGTATTATTTTTTTAAGTTGTTGAGTGTTAAAGTCGGAGTTGAGGCAAAAACATTTTTTTCCGCCATGTCCGCATAAGAGTCATCTTCGCCCGAAAAATCATTAAATGATGTATCGTTCGTGATAGTCGCACTACCAAGTACGCCATCTTTTTGAGTAGCCAAGTAGATAGCAACACCTACCAAAACTAACCCACCAATCCAATATTCTTTTTTTATAGTCATATTAATTTCTTTGAAACACGAAATAGTTTACCGCACCTCCACCAACCGCGCCCAAAATGGCACATACGTAGAGGTTCTTTTTGTAGTACCATCCATACATTAAACCTACAACCACCCCAACCGCGCTACCTTTAATTGTAGTCTTCGTTTTTTGGATGAATGTATCGTGAGCATCTTGACTTTTCAAGGTTTTCACATTGTCTAACGCATCTTGGAACTCACTCATTATTTTGTAGTTAAAACTTTGTAGACGATGTATCCAAGGGCCAATAAAGCACCATAGAACAACACACTACCTTTTTCTTTTTTGTCCATGATTATTTCTTTTTATAGAAGTAAACGGCTAACCCAATTAAGGCAATCGCACCAACACCGATTAACACCATGGTAGTTGTACTTATACCCCTAGTAGGCGGTTGGTTTTGATTGAGTTGTTCACGACCCATTCCAATGTCACCACCAATATTGCTTGCGGGTTGACCCGTTTGTTTAATGCTCCAAACATTCAATCCCGTGTTGATACCACTTTGAATGGTTTCGGGGGTAAACACGCTTGTAAGGAATGACCCAAACGCGGTGTCTTTGAATGATTTTTTGGTGTTGTATGTAACACTCTTGGGTTGAACATTGATAGGATTCGGAATGTTTGACAAATTCACGCCCGTGCTTGTACTACCGATACCTCTACCCGATGGCAAGTCGTCACCATTTGCGTTGGAAAAACCATCGGATACTACGTTAGTTGCCAAATTGGAAAAGTCCTTACGGAACGCTTCACTTTTGGGCAACAAACTACCGAAGGCGGTTTCAATTTGCTTTTGGCTTGGATTTGCGGGTAACATCACGCCATGCTTACGGATAATTTTAACAACCTCGTTTGGTTGTTGGTCAATTGTTAATGCCGTAATAGCATAGACCTCTTTTGGTGCTAATTGTTGTTTCATTTCTTGTTGACGATTATTGCTGCAGCGATGATAATAGTCGCAGCGATTAACATTGCATTGGTTTGCATAGCGAGTTTCGTAGAATCGCTTTGTTGCTGTTGCTGTTGGTTGTTACCCAAAACCGCACTTGCTAGAGTCCCATCCGCTCCCAAAAAAGACTCACCTTTCTTTTTGCATCCGCAATCCCCATCTTTGGGGGCGAACACCTCAAGAATCAAATCCTTGTCGGGGTGTAATTCCGCTATTGCTCGTAATGCGGGTTCACCCTCTTGTGCGACCAACATACGAAGATTTTCGCCCATTCGTTTACCATCTACGACACGATAGCCGAATTGTTGAATGACCATTTTAGACCCCATAGGGTTGGTCTTTGCGATATATTCGTAAAAATTCATTTTTTCTTTAAGATTATGTATGCGCCAATAACTACTAATACGAACACCACACCACTTGTGTGAAGTTGCATCAACCACTTGGTTTGGCTTTCAAGTTTGTCAAGTCTTTCCTCGGTAGTCATTTGTTTTTCAATAAAAAAAGGGTGGGCGAAATACACCCACCCTTTTTATTTGGTTTTTGTTAGGATTAACCTACCAATTTTACGGGTTGTGAGCGAACGATTCCAGGAGAAGCGTAATCGCGAGAAACCGCTTTGCCAGCCAAACCACGAGCCAAATTGATGTTGTCGCTTGGGTACAAGTACAATTTAACGCTAGTTGAAGCCAAAACGCTATTAAGAATCAACTTGGTGTAACCATCAATTCTATAACCATAACGCATAGCCAACACAGTAGTCTGTTGCTGATATGGGTCGATGGTTGGAATCAAAGGCTTTTGAGCCAAGTTACCATTTGCGTCTTTAGTTTGAACGCTAATGGTTTCCAACAATTGGGTGCTAGAAGCACTTTGGATGTAAGTCAAACCAATAGAGAACGGGTTGTTCATGAATTGGTACAACATCTGTTGGTATGTTACGTTAGGAATAGCACTAGAGATAGTAACCGCACCCGTAACATAGTTACCACTTGCGTTGAAGTTACTAGAACTAATGTACTCATAAGAACCCAATACATCAAAAGCCGATACGGCACTACCCGTGTTGGTGATGTTGATGATGTAAGGTTGTGAAGTCGGTGCTGCGGCAGACATAGTGTCACCATTTGCACTCATGAAATCTTCCGAAGCGGTGAATGACAAATCATCGTCAAAGAAACCATCGGCATTTACGAAACCCTCGTGCGCATTTCTTTGTGCGTCTGCGAGATACTTGCGAATAGACATAATTATTTTTTTAGTTTTTTAAGTTAGTGATAAATTAAGGATTTGGTGAAGATACACGGGCCTTATCAATTGCCTTTTGAATTTGATTGGCGATTAACACACCCACCACAATTGTGGTTACACCATACGCGAGTTTTTTTAGTGATTCGATATTCATTTTATTGTTCTTTTTTCCTTGCTTGAGGCACAGACCATTCGCAAGTCGAAAGCAAATTTATTTTATATAAATTAGTAGTAGCCTACGACGCTATCAATAAACGAAAATGGAAATGAGTATTTTCATTTCCATTAATATCGCTAATCCCAATAAAATCGGTGGTAAAACGGGGTTTTACTTTAAGTACATTTTTTTCAATCTACCCAACTCATGAGCGATTGCGCTATCATGAGTGTACTTCTTTTTCGCGCCCACACCGCGTATTTGTAATAATGGGGCTATTATTTTACGATAATTCTCATTTAAATATTCCTTACACGCTTCCGTAAATAATTTCTCATCAACTTTCCCTTGCAATTTCATGTTCTCACAATCTACATATTGATAGAACCTTTCATTACCCCCAAAATATTGGGTGTTGACCATTATTTCGGTGATACGAATTAATTCATATTTATCCTCATATTTACGTTGGTGTCTTTGCGCACTTTCCGTAATCTTATGAAACCTCAACCAATTAATGTTTTGCCACACCTTTGGCCCGATACGACCTATACCTTGGTAGTGTAGAATAATATCCAAGTCGCGGTGTCGGTTCGTAGCGATAGCCCCCATTAAATCTTGGGGCATCATGTCGCTCACAAATCGGTTAATATCTTCAATCAATAGCAAGCCCCCACTAAAGGTATCAAGAATGATGTTTAGCGTTGTTGCCAAGTCATCCAAGGTCATCTTTTTCCCGTTAGGATGAAATGGGCGAACACGTCGCGCTTCAACAAAAGGGTGAACCGAAAATCTAATCAAATCCTTTATGGCAATACCCTTGATGTGAACATACTCATCGTTCACGTCTAATATTAAGGCTTTACGCCCTAAAATACCACTAGCGGGATTTCCCGCTACATAATTGGCGATAAGTTTGTCGGTAGTCCAAGATTTTCCCACGCCTTTCCGCCCAGTCGCAACTCCTAATAATGGTTCTCTCATTGTGTGTTTTTAGACTTTTTATACCATTCGTACAACATCGATTTATCAACTTTGTACTTATTACTCACATCGGTAGTGGACATACCATTAATTTTCCAATCATTTACCGCATCCAATTTTATTTCCCTCCATCGTTCTAATGTTATGCCCCTCATTTCCGCACATTTTATTTCCGTTCCCAAAGCCATACGATTTTTAGTTTCCTCACTTCTTGGATATGAAGCGGACTTAGCCATCATTTTTTTTTGCTCTTCACTCCAACCTCCCATATCCTTATACCATTGCCTTTGTTTGCTTTTTGTTTCTTCTGATAATTTTTTCCCCAAGTTTATTTCCCTTAGTCTTTGCCTATGTTCCGTGCTAGGAATGCTCCCTTTTCGAGAATCACTTATCTTCTTTTTTTGCTCGTCGGTTAAATTGAATGCAACAGAACCAGTTGATTTGAATTGCATATTATACCCCTTAGATTCATTTATTGCATCATAGTGGGTCATCCAATACAATTCTTTTACACTTGAATCACTTTGGCTACAAACCTCTAATGCTTCTATGATAATAGCATCTTGACCATAAAGTTTAAACGCTTCACACAATCTAGAATTACTATGTAGTCCTCTTTTTATCATTTGTATATGTGAATTTCTCCTTTTGTTCAAGGCCAACCTTGTTTTACCAATGTAAACTCGGTCATCGCCTTTAAAAAACAATTTGTAGATAGTGTATTGGTATTGCATACCTCAAATATACGATACTATTTCGGTTATAAGGGGGTATTCCATTATTTTTTCCTCCTACCTCTAGGCTTTACATTGCCTCTTGCAATATCCTCCATTTGTGACAAAATTGCTTCATCCCCAAATTGCGGTGCGGGCCTTCTTTGACGGCTTCGTTTAATAGGCTCATCAATTACAACCGCTTCTTGAATAGGCTCTTCCCTTGTATATTGAACCTCTTCGGGTTCTACATACTCACGCTCTTGACGAACCTCTTGCTTTGGTTGTGCTTCGGGTTCTACATATTCGTTTGTAGTGGGCTTGGATGGTTGTGTTGGTTGTGTTGGGGGTGGGGTTGACCTTGGCGCACCCGTACTCATTTCTTTCAAAGTTTCAATTAACGATGCGTTTTGTTTTCTCAATCCGTAGATAGTAGCACCCTTGGTCAAAATGTCCACACCGAAATAGTAGGCCAACAATTGCTCATCGGTCATACCGATACCACGCTTCATTAACACACGGATAAGTACGGGCCTTACCTTGTCGATAAATTCGGGTGATACGGAAATTACATCCTTGGTTTGGGTATTGTATTCGTTAACGTAATCTAGAATACCAATGTTTTGACCATTGATGGGTAAAGTGATGTTGGGGTCTATTTCCCCCTTACGCATCAAGTCCTCAATTTTGGTTGGGTCGAATTGTATGAGTCGATTACCGAACCCGTTCAATTGGGAGTAGCCATCAAGCACGGCATCGGCAAGGGCGGAGGAGGCAGCCTTTTGGTCTTTTTTGTCAAGTTGCTCTACGTATGGGTTCGCACTTCCCATGTCTTCGTCCGATTGTCCCCAAACCTTCCTATCGTCCACTTGCGCACCGCCACCATTCATGTCCGCTTCAAAGCCATTTTGCAATTCTTCAAAAGAGGGTGGAGTAAACACGGGTTCGGCAATGGGTGTCGCATCCGTTACTTCAACGTTTGGTCTTGTGTATGGTCTTTGCTTTACATTCTCTTGTAACGGATTATAGTCCGCTTCAAATGTTTCGTTTTGTAATGAGTTAGTATTTTCCATATTTATCTATTTGGGACTTGATTAATTTATTTCGGTTGTATCGGGCTTTTCTAGATATTTCGCGAGGTTCTTTCTACTATAAGATAGTTTTTCGTGAATCTTTTTGTCAAAGGTTGTTTCGTTGGGATAATCTTCAATGAGTTGCTTGGCCTTAGAAATGGTCGACATGGATGAGTGAGTGTATGCGCTCAAATCCGATAACCCATAATTGAGGTCTACATAGCAAATGTACACCCAACACGCGAACGCGTATTTCCTAGGGTACTTTCGGCTTTTCCCAAACAATACCTCGGTTGGTATATCATAGGCTTCGCAAACCGATTTAGCAACCACGGCTAAATCGCTTTTCCATAAAACTCCTTGACTCCCTTTTTTTAGGATTGAAATAGTTTGTACAAGCCCAACTTCGGCAAGTGTATCACTTATTGCGGAAAAGAGATTCTCAATCTCCCGTATTTTCGTTGTCGTCATTGTCAATAAAAATTATTTTACCCTCTTCGCCCCATATTTTTTTTGCCACTATGGAGTGAATAGATTGGTCGCCTTGCGGACACAACACATCAAACACCGCCTTCAACATATTGTCTATATCGGGTTTTACTTGGTGTGGCTTACCATTCATTGCCAAACGCTTTTTGTTTGACCAAGAACTCGGCATTGGCAATACAAATATAACATTTACATCGTCTTTTAAAACAAATTTGTGCATGAGCGCATAAGCCTCAATACCTTTTTTAACAAGACGATATTTTGTAATTGGGGTTCTAGGTGGATTGAGCCATTTATCTCGTTGGGTCATCCTAGGTTTACCCATGGGTGTTACTCCAAATTCATATTCCATATTTCGTTGTAAATTCCTTCGACTTCGTGAGTGTCTTTGCGCAATACACCGCGAAATCATTGTCGCTTGCAAAGTGTAAACCCAAAAACATTCTACTAACCGAAATATCGTGTGTCAAATTTTTCAAGAACTCATAGTGTTCGGGGAACTTGTTACCAATTAACTCCGTAAGTAATCGCGCTTGAAACACGTGTCCACTTGGATACGACGGACTTATTGCGGTCATACTCTTGAACGGAAACAACTTCGCCTTATAATATTGAGCCACTTGATAAGGTCGAGGTCTTTGGTAAAAGAACTTCAATTTTAATAGTACAAACTTGGAATCTTCAATCACCTCATCAATTTCACTATCTAGGTTTTCGCCAATCTTTGATGTCACATATTTTTTGAATATACCGACAACATCATCATTGTAGCCCATGTACCGCGCAATGATTTTCTCATCTTGTTGTTCGGACATATTTTGATAGGCGATTAACTCGCGCAACTCATCTTGAGTCGCTTCGCTATCGTTGGGAGGGAAAGGGTATTCTTTAAGTTGTTCGTAAATAGATTGATAAGCCCCATTTTTCAAATAGGGCAAAAACTCATCTACGGGGTTTCCGTATGTGACATTGTTAATCCATGGACTCATACTTGTCGCCCATTTGTTTCTTCACATTCATTTTCAATTCGTTGATGTCTTTACGCATATCGGCATCATCTTTATCCAACTTGAGCATCGTTTTGCGGTTGGTGTAAATGTTCATGACTAATGAAACTATGGTTAACGAGATAATCCCAATTGCTATCCATTGACCCCAATCTTGTGAGCCATCGTTTTTTGTTTCGGGGGCTACATCCCCACCTTCGGCCATTTCACTTGCGCTTGGCACGGGTGAAACTACATTCGTAGGTGAAGCGATAGTGGTTGCGTTAACGGCTTCCGCCATTCCGCCCGTAGGTGCGGGTGCTTGACCCGTTGGTTGTGTAGTTGCTTCCATTATGCTATAAATTTGATAATGTTACCACGACGCATTACCGAACGATATTGGCCATTTTTCACGGGCTTTTTATTCCCCGCAAATTCAACTTTGGGTTCGGTGGCCATGATAACTTCTTTTTTAATTTCTTTGATGTCCTTTTGGTAGTTGCGATACAATACTCCGATGACCGCTCCCGCGCCCACGACCATCAAACCGATTTTCGCTTTATCACGAACATCGCCTTTGGCGTAGTACATTGCTCCAAGAACGATACCCCACCATATAGGGTTGTAGAGGTAATATGCCCCCGCCGTTCTAGACCAATACTTTTGCGGTGTAATTTCCCCCGACTTCCATTTATCACGGAGTTTCTTTTCGGTATAGAAATACAAAGCATCGGCGGGCGTTGGAATAATATCGGACAATATCAATCCCACCGCCCCCGCATAGAGAACGCCCTTGGAGTATTTACCCTCCGTAGACTTGACGATTTCGGATAGAATCTTATTCATCCATTACGCTTTTTTCCAAGCCTTGCCCGCTACGTAGACAGTTACGTAGATAACGCCTAAACTCAACGCAACGCCGAGTAAAGCCATTGGCCAATTTGTTTTTCCGTTAGTTTGCATATTATTTCTTTTTGGTTTTTGCTACTTTTACAATTTTTGCATCCATGGTCTTGAATGCACTTCGGTTGGTCTTTGCACCAATGATGGCGTAATACTTTGCCGTTTTTGCTTCGGATTCGGTTTTAAATGTTTCATTAAAAATGTCCGTTTTCCCGCTTTTAACTTTGTATGGCATATTATTTATCGGTGTTGGGTATGTCGGTTTTACTCGCTCCAAAATAGTACGATACAATCATGGTGACTACGGAAAGTACACCACCGCTAATTGAATAGTAAATGTCTTTTTGGTCGCTTGGGAAATCCCAAAATATAATCGAGAATAAAACTGTGAACCCCAACAACAATATCAAAAATGCAATAATTGGGGTTGCGTATTTGGTCAATAATTCTAAAAATTTCATGATTATTTAATTAAATAGGTTGAGTATCAGCATTTTCTATATACCAATCTTTGAAAGAAAGTTTGCTACCCGACTTTTTCCAAGTCGCTTCATATTTTAATCTCTTGGCTTCCATTTGGTCTTTTACTTTTTGCATTTGTGCATCGACTATTGATTGTGGAATAGTTTCAACCAATGTGCCATCGGGCTTGCGTAACCTATTGTCTTTTGGGTTATTGAATACTTTATATGCTATATAAATAACAACGGCACTAATACCCGCGTATAAAAATAATTTTTCGTTCTTTGTCATAATTACAAATATACAATTACTTTCTATAAACGCGATAGTAGTCAAACTCCGACTCCCCTCCGTTCTTTTGATACTCAAGCCACTCTTCATAAATTGGGCCACTCAATACCGCCTCCTCAACAACAAGCGATGTGTCCAATCCAACTTCGGCCATACGCGTTGAAAACACCTCTACTTTTTCGGTAGCGACTTTTAACTCTTCGGTGGCTTTTTCCAAGGTTGCTTTAAGTTCTTTTTTCTCTTCGACTTTGCTTTCAACAAGTGCTTCGCCTTTGGCTTTTGCAACGGACGTTACCGCCGAAGCCATTTTCAAGTTGCCTTCTATCTTTTTGAGCATTGCTTCAATTTCATCGACTTGCGGTTCGTTCACCGCACCCAATGGTGCAAATATTTCAAAACAAAAGAATATGGCGACAAATACTAATAAAATGTGTTTCATAATTTCTTCATTGTGTTAATAATTCTAAGTTCGGTTATAGCCGAAGAAAGTGCCGAATCGGACTTTTTTAATGCGTAACCCAATTTGTCAATTTTAAGGTCTAGTGCGTCTATTTTTTGGTTAGACTTTTCAATTTGGTCTTTGTAACCATCCCGTAAATCGTAGTACAAATACCCCACCGCTGCGAGCATACAAAATGCCACCGCTGCCACGGGATTTTTCCTAAATTGGTCAAACCCGATTGGCAAAGGTGAAGCCGATATTTTTTTATTGACATTCATTTATGATATAAATTAAAGTAGTTTTATTTTTCTTTTGTCCGTTTAATTGGTTTGTAATCGTGCTATATGGAATACCTAATTCTTTGGCGACATCCTTAACGGAATCCCAAATTTGATTTGTTTGCGTACACATTACTTTTTTTGCTCTAACACTTTCGCTTCCAAATTTACCCCAATTAGGATTTTTTTCTCCAACCATTAATCCTTTATGCCCGTCGCTTATGTTTTTTCTTGCTTGGTCATTCATTTTTTTGCCCCGCATTGGATGATTCTCAATTAACCATTGACGAGTTTTTTCAATGGCTTCTATTGGCATTTTTCTTCCAGTCATATATTTTCGTCTTTTTTCCTTGAACTCATCTGATTTGAGTCTTCCTGTTTGCTCAATGCTTTTGTTTTTCCTCCATTCAAGCGAAACAATACGACCTGGATTCCCTTCACCTCCATCGGTTAAATTACATAGTGTTCCTTCCCCTTTGTCACTTCGCCCGTATAATTTGATAAATTCGATTTCCTTTTCTTTGGCTTCATCCAACGAAATATCCATCAAAACAATATCAACTTTGTAATCAGTTTTTGCGACAATATTAAACCACTTTTTGTTTCTTCGATGCTTGTTATATGCTCTAACAAATTTTTCGTCGCTACCAATACCAATATAAAATGGTACGTTATTATCAAGTCTAATATGTCGATATAAATAAGCCATTATTTTACGGGGAGTGTGTTTGCGCTTATCTTTTTTGTAGCCGTCATAATTATGCTAATCTTTGCTTTTGAACATCAAGGAATCCATTAACACCCATCAATTTGACTATGTAGTCTTGGGATACTTGGATACCTAAATTATTTACAAGCGTTGTAGTGTCGGCGGTCAATAAAGTTGTATTCTTGATTTTGGAATTATACCTACCACTACCCGCGTTATACATAACGATGATATGGTCGAGCCTCGGTTGTCCACTATCTCTAATTGTTTTTGCAAATAATTGCGCAAGGTGTACCGCCCCAATCATGATGGCAAATCCCGCATCGGAAATAATCTTGTTGCGCAATATCGGAACGCTTGTGGCTTCGGATTTAAGTTCCAAATACTCACTTGCGGGCCGTTGGCGAATTTTTGCATTGTTGTCACTCCAAAAGTTTTGGGGCAACGGCTTTTTGATTGTAAAAACGGATGGTACGTAATTGTACAAAGGATAAAACTTACCGATTGTTACGCTTTGCTTTTTCAATTGGTCTAGCAAAGTTTGCCAAGCGGTTGAGGGATTCATTTGCATAACCCCTGGGGTCGCATTCCTCAATTCCCCGTTCGGAGTACCACCGCTCTCTACCGATGCAAACCCTACCAATATCATAACGGGAACACCGCTATAATTACTCGCTTCAATAAATTGGCGCATATAATTGGCTTTCACCTTTTTTACTATGCTTATCGCTTGGTCTTTCCAAGCGGGTTGCCCCGATGGAACACTATGCGTTTTATTGGTAGCGGGTATTTTGATTTGGTAACTCATACAATTTCAATTTGCTTTAATTGAGCAATATCGTTCTCATCCACCCCCTCAATAGGGGTATTGGCTTTCCTAAAATAGAAATAACCAACACCGCCCGCTACAAGGAGAACAAATGATATTAATGCAATGGTTTTTTGGTTTTGCGTCATGCGATTTTATCTAAAATTAAATATCGACGTTTTAGTTTGTATTTATTCTTACAAGTTCTAACGGCACTATGTTTGGCATTCAAAAATAAAGCAACTTCTTTAGAATTAATAAATTCCCATTTTTCATTCGTAATTGAATCAATAACTAAAAGTGGTTTTTTGCTATTAGATAATTTTTGTTTTTTTAAATAATCATCATTGTGCAATTTCCCACCATAGTTGGGGTTTTTTTCTCCCGAATTGGACATTGATATTTTAGCCACTATTTCACTTCTATTGGGATTTTTAGAGATAGTATCTCCCCCTTTCCCTCCAAGCGTAATATTTGTTAAACTATCATATCCATATTGCATAATTAAATCCTTTTCCAATTCGTTTGCCTCGGAATCGGTTAAATTATTTTTTTCTATTACCACTTCAAATCCGTTTTTTGAAACTAAATCGTTCCAATTTTTATTTCTTCCTTGAGTAGAATACGCTCTTTTGCCTTTGCCTTTACCAATATAAAAAACCTCACCCGTTGATGGGTTTTTATGAGTATAAACATAAAAGGTGTTTAGAGCGGTCATAATTAAACTAAAGGTGGATTTGCAATTGCTACGTCGTTAGAATTAATTAAAGTGTAAGTAAACCTGTTGCCGTGTAGAGCCATCGCTTTTTTACAAATTTCCAAGAACTCATTAAAGTCCTTTTCGCGCTTGAACACTTGGCAACCATGTGACCAATCATTAACTTGAACGCTATCCGCACCCGCTTTATGGATGTTGATACCAAACACACCCTCTTGGATTTTGGATTCATCGTAAACGCCATCCGCTACGTAGTCACGATAAACCTTTATAGGTCTA